AACGGAAGCATACATGAAGTATCGCCAATATTAAAATATAAGGATATAGAAGAAAATCATAAATTGAAGAAATGTGATTTTTAGAAAAAAGTTATAAAATAGGACAATGACAGTTGAATATTTTTGGTTTTAGGGTATAATATATTATTATATTTTAGGAGGAAATGCTAATATGACAGAAATAGAAATATTAAAGAAAGAATTGAAAGAATTAAGAATAGAACTTTGTACTATAAGGGAAATTTTAAAGCATAATAATATTGTAAATGACGAAGAATTTGTTGAAATTTTTGGTGCAATTGATAGAAAAGAAGGAAAGGAAAAATTGGAAGAAATAAAGAAAAAATATGAAAAAAAGACCAAATAAAACTGGTCTTTTTATTTTAGAAAGGAAGTAGAATGAACGAAAAAGACATAGACAGAATAGCGGATAAGATATTGGAAAAGATGAGGAATGATAAAGAGATAAAGGCAGATAAACGGTTGACACCGTTTCAGAAGACGGAGAAGTTACTATCAGAATTATCATTATTAAAAGGAGCCATTGATTCTAAAAATATGCTTATAGAGGATTTAAAGAAAGAGGGTATATCAATTCAGAAAAAGAAAACAGAAGTTAATGTACAGGCTAGTAAGGTGTATTTATCTGAATTGGAGAAAGTGGAAAACAAGATAGAAAAATTAGAAGAAGAGATTGCAAGAATAGAAAATGTGGTTAATATGGTTGAAAGAGCATTAGACACAATTAGAAATAACAAGTATTACGATATAATAGAGATGAAGTATTTTGATGATTTAACATTTGAGCATATATCCGAAAAATTAAACATAAGCGTTATAACAGCAAAGAGATACAAAAATAAAATGATTAGGCAGTTACAGCTAGTTATATTTTCGGATGATGTGATAAAAAATATATTAAATTGAAAAATGATACTTTTTTGATATTGTATATAATTTTTAATATGTTATAATATGTCAAGATGTAAGAGTATGAGTTGAGTACTTGTTATTGAATCCTTGATTTTATATAAGCATAAGACAGTTTAAAGGCTGTCTTTTTTTGTTACAAAAGGAGGTGGTAGCATTGAAATTAAATGCAAGGCAGAAGTCTTTTTGTGAGTTTTATGTAGCAAGTGGAAATGCTACTGAATCGGCAATAAAGGCAGGGTATAAAGAAAAGAATGCTAGATTTATCGGAAGTGAAAACTTAACAAAAACCAACATAAAAAAATATATAAAGGAACTTCAAGAAAAAGCAAAAACGAGTAGAATAATGACAGCTGTTGAAAGACGAGAGTTTTTAACAGAAATTATTAAAAATGGAAATGAAAAGGTACAGGACAGATTAAAGGCATTAGATATTTTAAATAAAATGGATGGTGAATATATTGAAAAAATGCAATTGTCTGGGCAAGTGAATACCAATCCGCTTTCAGGGCTTACTACTGAGGAGTTAAGAGCATTAGCTGGTGGTAAGAATGGATAAAATGGAAATGATAAGGTTGGAAGCTGTTAAGGAATTATCTCGTAGGAACTTGTTAGATTTTCTTATTTTCGACGGAAATGGAAGATACGAGAATGCAAGGCACATACAATTTTTGACAGATAAAGCACAGCAATTTGTAAAAGATGTTAAGAGTGGCAAAAGCCCACGATTATTTATTAGTATGCCACCCCGACATTCAAAATCTGAAACTATGACTAAAAAATATCCAGCTTGGGTAATTGGGAATAATCCTGATTTTGAAATTATAATCGCAAGTTACTCAATGGATTTAGCAAGGGACTTCGGGAAAATAGCTAGAGATACTTATAGAGAACACAGTAAAAGCGGCACAGGGATTTTTAACACTATTATAGATAGGGATAAAAGTGCTGGGGATAACTGGGGGATTTTAGAACACAGAGGGGCAGTTGTTAGTACAGGAGTGGGTGGAAGTGCAACAGGTAAAGGGGCACATATTGCAATTATAGATGATCCGTTTAAAAATAGGGAAGATGCAAACAGCAGATTACAGCGTGATAAGGTTTGGGCTTGGTATCAATCAACTATTCGTACAAGGTTAGCGCCTGGAGGCGGAATAATAATAATTCAGACTAGATGGCATGAAGATGATTTAGTTGGCAGAATAGTCAAGGAAATGGAAAATGGGACTGGAGAAACTTTTGAAAGTATCGTTTTGCCAGCTATTGCAGAAGAAAATGATATTCTTGGAAGAAAAGTAGGCGAGCCATTGTGGGAAGAACGGTATGGGATTAATGAACTGGAAAATATAAAAAAGGCAATAGGAAGTCGTGAATTTTCAGCATTGTATCAGCAAAAGCCACAAGTTGAGGATGGTGGATTATTTAAGCGTCAATATTTCAAATATTTTGATGTAAAAAATGATTTTATTATAGCTGATAATAAAAATGTTAATACCAAAGACTGTTTTTATTTTCAAACGATAGATACAGCAATGAGTACACATAAAAACAATGATTTTACTGCAATAGCAACCTTTATTTGTGATAGGGAATGGAATTTATATTTAGTTGATTTAATGCTTGAAAGATTAGAAGTACCAGACCAATGGAATGTAATTAAACAGTATAGGCATAAATATAATTTACGATTCCAAGCAATAGAGAGCAAGAGCAGCGGTATAGGAATAATGCAACAGGCAAAACGTGAAGGTATGCCATTAAAAGAATTAAAGGCAGATACAGACAAAATGACTAGAGCATTAAACATTTCAGTTATGTTTGAAAATGGCAAAGTATTTTTTAATAAGAAGTTGGAGAAATTGTTGGAATTGGAAGAGCAGTTGTTAAAATTTCCGAACGCTGTACACGATGACGCTGTTGATGTATGCAGTTATGCTGGAATTGTTATAAATGATTTAATACAAAATTCAAAAAGGTATATTAGAAAATTTATAAGCGTGTAGAAAGGAGGAAATGTGGGTATCAGGGAAAATGTAGTAAGTGCACTAGTAAAAGAGATAATATCATTAGGTTCGATTTCGAGCGGAGAACAGAACATTGATGATAAATTATTGGAACAGATGTTAAAGGATATGGATATCGCTCAGGCATTACAGCTTATGACACAAACGGTTACATCTAAAGAGTGGAAAATTGAAACAGATGTACCAGAATATGTTGAAGTTGCCGAGAACATTCAACGACGTTTGAACAATCTTAATATATCAAAGTTATTGGAAAATATTTTGAGAGCCGAAATATATAAGAAGTCAATATTTGAAATAATATACGATAAGGATAGTTCAGGTAATACGATAATTAAAGATTTAATATTGTTGCCAAACAAATACATAAAGTATGATAAAGATAGTGGTTGGGTTGTTAAAACTCGTGATAGCGAAATTGCAATTGCGAGTGAACCTAGCCGTTTTTTAGTTTGCGTTAATGAAGAGCGGTTAGATAATTTGCAAGGGAGCACGGATTTGTTGCCACTTGTTCCTGTATTTACAGCTAAAGAAAGGCTGGAATCGAAATTAAATGCAATTATTGAAAAATATGGAGATATAATTACAGTATTTGCTTATGAGCCATCCGCGGAAACAGATCCACCAGAAGTTGTTAAGGCAAGACAAAAAGATGTGGAAGCACAGGCTAAGGATTTAAAGGCTGCAAAAGGTAAGGATGTGCTGGCTGTTCCAAGTGCTGGGGAAAAATCATTGGACGATTTTATAAAATTCATAAAGCTGGATGATTTGAAGCCTGAAATTTACCAGGAACTGTTAAACGAAAAAGCAAAATCAGTGCAAAGATATTTGCTTGGAAGTACGCTTGTTGTTGGAGTAGACGGAAATAGTGGGAATAGAGCATTAGGAGAAGTTCATAAGGAGCAACAGAACTATAAGATAGAATCTAAAGTTAAAAAGATTAGGGACTGGATTCAAAAGCTAATAGAAATAGATGCGCAGCTTTATGGATATGATTCGGGAAATTTTTATTTTAAATTTGTGGAAGAAATAGATGAAGCTGAAACACTTGAACTGGAAGACAAAAGGACAAAAACTATATCAGAAAAAGTAAATTATATAGTGAAAATAGCTGAAAGCGGTTATGCTTTTACAAAATCCAAAATAGCTGAGATACTGGGAGTTGAAGAAATAGATTTAGTAGAAATTGAAAAGGAAAGCGGAAGTCTAGAATTTTCCAAGCCTAAAAAAAAACTAAATATCAATAAAATAAATAAAAAGCGTGAACTGATAGAAAAGAATCAAGCACGATTTGATAAATTTATTGATAACAATTTTAAGAAATGGCAAAAAAATGTATTAAAAGCTATTCGTCAAAAGATAGAAAAGGCAAATGATATTTCTGATTTATATGATTTAGAGTTTGATTATGATAACACACTAGAAGATATGTTGTTAATGTCAATGCTGCAAGGATTTGATAACGCTGTTATGATTGATAATGAAATTGTGGAATTTTCAAATACTAGAACTACAACAAGAAATGCAGCGCTTGATAATTTCCTGAAAAAACATCCTGCTTTGTATAATGATATTGAAAATGAAATTGAGTATGCACGTCAAAAATATTTCTGGATAAAGAAAGTTACTGACGTAGGTGTTACAGAAAAGATATTTAAACAGATGTCAAACACACTTGAGAATGGCGGAACATTTAAAGAGTGGAAAAAAGACGTGGATAACATTTTATCTCAGAGTGGTTTAACATTAAATGAGGGATATTTGAAAACAGTATTCAGAACTAATATGAATCACGCTTATAATGCTGGAATATATATGAAAATGGATAAATACAAGGAACGTTATCCATATTATCAATATTGTGGAACATTGGACGGCAGAGAACAGGAACATACAAGGGAGCTGAATGGAAAAATATTTAAGATAGGAACACCTGAAGCTGATAAGTATTTTCCGCCAAACGGATTTAACTGTAGGTGCTACACAGTATCTTTGACAGCGGATGAGGTAAATCCTGATGAAGTTGTAGGTAACGGAGATATTGACCAAGATGTAGGAAGTTTTGCTGGTAATATTGGAAATAGTGAGTATATAGAAATGTTGGAAAAGAGTTATAATGAAAAAAACAAAAAAATTGAAGAAATCGAAAAAGAAGTATTGCAAAAATTAGAAAATGAAGGTAAAATTGATTATATAGGAGCAGATGAAAAAATCATAAAAAAATACGAAGATAAAACTTTTAAAGCATTTGGATATAATCCTGGAGACGGAGAATTAACAGTAAAAGAGGTTGAAGCGTTCAAAAGATATACTGGCGACGAGTATTCAAAAATAAATAAATATCTTCGTGGAGAAATGAAAGATGATATGATTTATGATGAATATTTTGAAGATTATTATGGGTTAGGCAACATAACTTTAGATATAAAAAGAGCTTTATCAAAATACGGGCTAGATGATAATTTAAAATTATATCGTGGTATTAGTGAGGCAGAACTTAACTATTTAAGACAAAATAATACTTTTAAACAATTTATATCTACTTCGTTTGATGAGAATATTGCGAACGATTTTATGAATGAGGTTGAAAACGCAAAAGCATATAAAGTAGTTATAAATGCTCCGAAAGGCACACAAGGACTCTATATTAATGGAAAAGGTGCTTACGAGGACGAAAGAGAATTTATAATAAATGTAGGTCAAAAATATAAAATTTTAGAATTTGAAAATGATACATTGTATTTGGAAGTGATGAAAGATGAATGAAAAAATTAAATTGAAAAAATTAAAAGAGAGATACATTAATTTTGAACATCCACATTGGACGAAAGAACAATGGCACAAAAAAATAGATGTTATTTTCGAAGGGGGTCATTGGAATGAGAAATGGGATTTGAAAACACAAATTATTAGAGAACTTGAAAGATGTTATACCGCACCTAGAAAAAAATGGAAAATTCTAGAAAGCGAGTTAGCGTATCTAAACAATAACGAGTACCAAAGAAAAAAAGAAATAGAAGATATTTTAGAAATAGAAAAGGAGAAAAGAAGAAATACTTTTAAAAAAAGAGTAGAGGATGCTTTAAAATGGTACGAACAGTTATAGAAAAATAAAATTAAAATCACAGTTATTAACTTAGCTGTGATTTTTTTATGAAAGGAATTATTATGAGAATTAGCATAACAACCAATCTTGAGAGTGTAAGTACAAGTTTTAAGGAAAAATTGAGGAGCATTAATAAGGATGAAATGCTTGATGAAGTGGCGTTCTATATAGAAAACGAAATGCGGAAAAGATTTGATACTGGAACAGATTATCAAGGCAATGCTTGGGCTCCTTTGAAATTGAGAAAAGGTAAGCCACTTAGTGATACTGGAATGCTTAAAGGTTCATTGGGAGTGGCTGAAATAAAAGGAAATACGGTTTCAGTGTTTACTAATGCCAAGTATGCAAAAATACAGGATAATGGTGGAGTGATAACACCTAAAAGTGCTAAAGTTTTGCATTTTAAAGTTGGTGGAACAGATTATTTTGCTAAGTCTGTTACTATTCCTAAGCGTCAGTTTAGTGGCGTAAGTGATAAGAACAGACAAGATTTGGTGAAAATCATTAATGATTATTTTGTAAATAAGAAATTGTTTTTATAAACTATGTATATAAATTTTAAGTTCGGTTAATAGCCGAATTTTTTATTATATAGAAATTTTAAAATAGAGGAGGAATAAAATGCCATTTGTATTATTTAAAGCTGGGGATTATGGAACAAAAGGGAAATGGAGTAATGAGCAATTGTCCAATCTTATAAATAATAAAAAGGAATTGGATGTAATTCCGTTTCATACAAGTGAATTTACAAAACTGGGAATGCTTAGAAATGAAATACCTGTTATCGGTAAGTTTAAAAATATTTCTGTAAAAGATGACGAAATAATCGCCAATGATGTCGAGATATTTAATAGAGGAGAGTTTAAAGATAGGAAAGTAGATAGGTTATCTGTGGAAATAGAAAATGGAGAAATAACACGTGTAGGAGCGTTGCCTGTAGGAGTAGAACCTGCTGTAAGTAATAGCGGAAGTTTTGCAAACGGTGAGTTTTCACAAGGCTTTGAAATGGATTGGATAAATCAGAAAAGTATAATTGAATTTAGTAATGATAAAAATAATGATGGAGGAAATGGTGAAATGAATTTTGATGAAATATTGAAAAAATTATTGGAATCAGGCGGCGAAGACAAGATAAAGGCAGTCAATGAAGTGCTAAAAACATTATCAAAAGAGGAATTACAAAAAATTGAAATTCCTAAAGATAAAGAGCCTGAAAAAACAGAAGATGAAATTAGAGAGGAAGTTAAAAAAGAATTTGCAAGAGAACAGGAAATAAAAGAATTTATGTTAAAAAATTCTAATAAAATAACGCCTGCTTTAAATAAATTAGGGATTGAAGAGTTTGTTAGACAGTCTTTGGCTAGTAATAACGGAGTTATTGAATTTTCTGAAAATGGTAATAGCCAAACAGTAAAATCAAGTGATATTTTATCTAAGTTATTTGAAAATTTACCAAGTTATGGCGGACATAAACCATTAGAATTTGGCAGCGACGATGATAATATCTCAAGACAGCAGCAAATGATAACTGATGAAATAGCAGGATATAAAGCTAGAAATGGCTTAAAATAATTTAAAGTAAAGGAGTAATAATAATGAGAAATAGAGTTAAATTTTTAGGTAAAGATGAAAAGAAAGACATTGTATTGAATGAATTTATACCAAGAAAAACAGTGACATTGGCACAAGGTGAAGTTATAAAATATGGACAGGCATTAATTTATGATACAGCTACTGGAAAATATAAAAAGTATCAATCTGGTACGCCTGGAGGCAAATTGCCGAAAACTTTCTATGTTGGTATAGATGAAGATGTAGATGCGACAAGTGAGGATTTAAATATACAAGTTGTAAGGGCTAGTGATATTGACGGAACTCTTGTAATTGGAGTAACTGAAACTGATTACGCAGCACTAGATAATTTAGATAAATATGGTATTAACGTTAGATTTGATAATATAAAAAAATAATAAATAGGAGATGATAAAAGATGTTAAGTGATATTCAATTAAAATTAATGGCATTATTTGCTGTAGTGCAGCCGAAAGTGCAAACACACTACTTGGATAGATTTGGAAATGCGAACCCAGAATATATGAGTGATAATGAAACTATTCTTTTGAAAGATTTAAATGATTATTTAGTAGAAGCAAGTATTATTGAAAGAGGCAGTGAAATTCCCTTCATAAAGGTAAATGGAATGGAAAGCATGGCAATTACACCTGATATTGTAGCTGCTTCTTATGAGTTAAAACCTATTATGAATAACGGAACTGCAACGTTTATTAACGGACAAATGGTTGATCCTCAAAAATATCAAGAAGACAGATTGCTTTTGAAATTAAAAAATGCAATTTTAAAAACTAAGGAAAAAATGGCTGCAAACGCCTTCTTACAAGGAAAGTATATTCAAGCAAACTCACAAACTGAAATTGATTTTAAATTCGACAGAGCAATTGCAAAAGATGCTAAAAAAATTGATAACTGGGTTACTTTTTTCTTTGATATAATTGATGATTACGAAAGAAAAAATGGAGTAATGCCAGACAGAATTGAGTTGGGAAGAACTTTATTTGATAAATTAATTAAAAATAATGAATTTATTGAGATTGCAAAGGCTTATTCAAATTCAATCGGACTGTCTGCTGATGAAAAACAAGTTTATTTAGATTTATTAGGACAAAGAATTTCTAAATTGAGAACAGCTCAAGACTTTAATGGTAGAGATATAGCAACTGACAATATGATTTATTTGTCAAATGATAATGCCTTAGTTCCTGTATATGCAGCACTTGAAGCAGTAGATGCAACAGGAAAACCTTTTGTATTTGTTGGACAGGAAATATTAGATGAAACAGCCGCTAATAAAGAGACTGCAAGAGCTAAAATGTTTTGTAAATCAGCATTTGCACCAGTAGTTGCTATTAAAGATTTTATTGTAAGATACGAAATTTCTAATACAGATAGTATTGCTATCGTGCCTAATTCAAAATAGTAGGTGGTAGAAATGTTGGAAAAAGTGGGAGTAGCTTCTGAAAATGGAGTTACTTCTGATACAAAGCTGGATGAAAAACTATTTGAAAAAGTGCCATATATTCCAAAAGTGATAGCAATTGAAGTTTGCAGATATTCCAAAAGAACAGCACAAGAATTTATTGATTATATTGATAACCAGCTTATGCCAGATTGTAAAACTTTTGTAACGGTATTTATAGGCGGAGAAAAGTATAGTTTTTTAGATTCTGATACAAAAAGAATACTGCAAGAGCTTTATGTGGCTTGGAAAATATACGAAAGTCTGGAAAAAGAGAAAATTTCAGAAGATAAAAGAGACACGCTTTATAAATTGTTGGAAAATTTAAAAGGAAGTTCTGAAAACGGTGGCTCAAGTCTTTTGAATGATAATAGATACGGTAGAATTTATAGGTTTTAGGAGTTGATAAGATGTTTGATACAATATTTCAAAAATTTGAGAAAGAACTAAAAAAAGATTATCCTGATTATCAATTTTATATAACAGACGATTTAGAAGCCGAAGATTTCTTAATAAATTCTGTAATATGTGAAATATCCAATATTACAATCAACAATGCAAAACATTACAATGCTACACTGAATTTTTATATCATAAAGCCTAAAGTACAAGATGATTTAGGAAGTTTTATTTTACAGGCATTAGATATTCAAAAGAAAATACAGGATTTAGATGAGAATAAAAAAATATTTTTTGCACCTAAAATGGAAATGCAGTTTGGGGAACTGAGAGCGAAAGAGAAAAAAGAAACATTAAGGGTATGCCTAATAACGGGGGTATTTGATACATCTTTTCCAATAAAGTATGTAATTGACAATAAAGAGAAATACAAACCTATTGAGCATATATATCTGAATAACTGGAAATAATAACATAAGACTGGATAATTTCAGTCTTTTTGACAAAGGAGAGGATTGGAAATGAATGGAAGTCCAAAATTTGTTTTGGAAATTGAAGAAAGAGCAGGAACAGCAATAGCAAGAAGTGAACAGGGTGTTGTTGGCGTGGTACTGTTTGATAGTACAAAAGACACAGAAAAATACATTTATGTCAGTAGAGGAGATGTCTTGCAGACAGACTGGGATAATGACAATTATAATCTTTTAAAAGATTTGGCGTTTGTAGGAAATCCATACAAGGTTATAGTTCGCAGAGTAAAAGAAGACGCTAGAGATAGCGTAAAAATAACTGACATATTAAGTGATTTAGAAAATGATGTTGACAGCATTGTTATACCAAAAGCTACCGAAAGTGAGACAGATGATTTAATTAGCTATGCAAAAAGTCGGCATAATACAGAACTTGGTAAATTGGCTTTAGACTTTAATCAAGCACATTTTTTTACGTTTGTAGCAAGCGATAAAGTTCCAGATCATCATGCAATTATAAATAATGGAATAACAGGAGCAGTTGTAAATGGGCATGAATACAGTGATAAGGAATTTGCGTTGGCTATAGCAAGTCTAGAGGCAGGATGTCCTATTTCAAGAAGTATTACAAATATGAAAATGGGATTCTTGGATAAATGTGATATTCCAGCAGAACCAGGTAAAATTACAAAAAAAGGTAAAATTGCGGTTAGTGTACAACGTGATGATAGCGGGATTAGCTACTATGTAATTAATCGTGGAGTTACTTCATTTATAACACCTGACACAAAAAAACAGCGTAGATTTAGTAAAGTTAAAGTTGTAAGAAGTTTATTTATAATTACTGAAGACTTGAAAAAATCTTGGAACGACTACAAAGGTGCGAGATTAAATGGTTATTTAAATAAAATGGCTTTTTTGAATGCGG